AATGGTGCCAACTGACCTGGCAATACCTTGTCGTGTTTATTAGCCTCTATTACTTCGTCTGGTATTTCAGCAAATGCCGCGCAACCATCATCAAACATTTTAAAGTGTTTGCATTTTAAACAAATAGGGTCTTTTGGTGTCATAGTTATTTTTTAAAGTGTCTGTCTATTAATTCGCCAATTAGCCTAGCGTATTTACTAGGGTTACTACTTAACTTATATTCAGTAAATGCTTCTGCAAAAAACTCGTTTAAATTTTCTGACGCATAACCCCCTAAATACGTTTCATTATATTTTGCGTAATTATTAGATATTCTATATCCGTGCATTTCAGCATAATAAGCAGACCTTATTTCCTTCACTTCGTCCCACAACTCATCGTGAAACGCCATATCTTTAAACCTACTGTTTGATATTACGTGGGCAAATTCGTGCGTTAGTGTAGCTATAGTATTGTTTGTGGCGTCCACTGCACTTTTAGGCATTTTTATAAATTCAGTTTTTGAAAGTACCCTAGTTCTATTCTCTACACTATCAGTTAAACTCCCAAAATTAATTTCGTCTAGCCTTTTAGAATAACCATACCTAGATACTCTGCCGTAATAAGTGCCTTTTGTTTGATATAATAATTTTATTCTACTACGCTTGTTTAGCTTGTGGTCAATTTGGTACTCATTTACTAAACCATAAAGCTGTTTATTGTAGATATTAAATCTGTCAACGTCCATATTTCTAGCTGCTGAAATTTGACTAACATCTACACCTATTTTGTTTATTTGCGCTACCGCAAAATCTTTAGCTTCTTTTGTTGTTTTAGCTGGCACAAAATCGTCAACTACTTGGGCTGGCTTACTAGCTACTATATTAGCTTCTACAACCGCTGCCTGGACTGCTGTTTGTACAACTGTACCTAATTGGCTTAACCCTTCCGCTGTTAGCGTGTTAGCTACACCAAAACCTAGGTCTGTAATTTCCGCAATAGCTTGCGCGCCTTCTTTTGGAAATGGCGCCATACTACAGCGGCAATTAATTACGTTGCCAGGACTACCGTTTGTGGCCCCTGGACGCATTAAAAATTCAATGCCACGCTTTGTAGGTACTTCAAAGGGCTTATCAAAGTCCACCACAACACCGTCCATTACAGCATGGTCAGCATAGTCTTTGTTTGCAAGTCGTCTTGTTCTAGTGTCATTGGCGCTAATCCACTCCTTTTGCATATCTGTGCTAGGAAAAATGTCTAATGCCGCTGTTTCTGTAGCTAGGTTAGCTATGTTGGTGGCTTCAGTTCTTACTAGCCTTTCGGCTTGGTATTGGCTGTACTGATCAAACTTTTGGCGCACCATACGCGCGCGCACCTCCGCGCCCTCATTTATAAAAACATCGTCTGTAAATAGTCGCCTAGTTACATCTATTAAGTTTTGCCTAGCTGTGCCTTGTACTAGGCTTACACGTTCTGACGCTACACTAGCCCCTACTAGCTTAAAGTAAGCCCTCCAAGGTTCAACTAAAGCGTTAGGGTTAACGCCTTTTTTAATTAGCTTATCAAAGTTTAGGGCATACCACTTGGCAAATCTTAAACCTATACTCTCGTATAGGCCCTCGTATATCTTTGTAAAATCACCAGCATTGTATAAAAACTGTACGTCGTCAGCCCCTATACTTCCCTTGCGTTTAAATATGTCCAAGGCTATTGCAGCCTGGCTATCGTAAAACGCCCTAACTTGACTAGCCGCGTAGCGTTCTGCTGCGTTTAGGTTTTTATCCCATTCACTAGCCCAGTTAGCTTTTACTCGTTTTATTACGGCGTCCCTTTCAGCTATTTGCATAGGGTTTATTTTTGTGCCTTAAACTGCTGTAGGTCTAAATCAAATGCTTTTGGCGCCTCTAAAGCTGCTAGGCTAGGTTCCATTGGCATTAGGTTAGCTGGCATATAAAACTGGTCTAGCTTCTCGTCCTCAATTCTACCGTAGTACATTGCCTCGCGCTTTTCGTTTGGCGTAGTCCACCAAGCATTAGCCATTTGACTAACCAGTTTATCTATATCCTCTTGCATTTCGGGTATAGCTGTAAAATCAAAGTCAATGTATAGGTTAGCGCCGTATTTTGGGACTAACCAACGGTTTAACTCGTCACGCAACTTAATTAGTTCTGGTATAACCGCGTTCTGGTATAAGGCCTTTTTAGCCTCCTTCATATTGTTGTACGTGCTAGTGTCGGTGTTGTTTAGCAACTGTACGGGTATGTTGTATATATTACAAAGGTCTTTAATAGTAGCGTTGTACTGTTCAATCAATGCTAGATCAGACGCTGGTAAACCAAAATTAATCCAGGACAATTTACGTGGCGAAATAACCACGTCCCCAGCGTTGTTAGAACCCTGGTAGTTTTGTCTAAATTTATCTTTAAGCTGTTGGGCTTGTACTTCGTTAATGTCCCCGTCGTCAGACATTAGCACCCCTCTAGCCATTTGGTTCTGTAAGTATTTAGCGCCAGTTGTTACCGCGTCGTTATTAACGGTCAAAGAACGCAACCCAGCGCGCAGTGGTGACTGACCGTATAAGTGTGTTCCAGTACCGTCGTAGTCTGGGTTAAAGTCTTTTATATGGCAAACGGCATCAGCGTCAGCGTAGAAATTACCGTTGTATTGTAGCTTGTATTGGCTTACTGGTTCCATAATACCACCGCTAATTATTTCTACGTTTTGGCTAGGTAGTACATACAGTTCAGTGTAGCGCCCAACATTAGGGCCAGAATCGGGGCCAATACCAAAGATAAAACGGTTGCCAGTCAACTTACCAAAGCTAACCAATTCAGTTAACCAAGCGTTGTAAGACTGTGCTGGGTTAGGGCGTTCTAGTAGTTTATGCAACGGGGTGTCTTGTACTTCAACAAAGGCCCTTTTGCGTAATATGTTTGCTTTATGGATAGCACTAGCGTCAAGGTGTCCACTAGTAAAAGACTTGTAGCGCTTGGCGTCAGCGCTGTTTTTAACCTCGTAAACTTGCAACGGTATAGTAGTTGCTGCCTTGGAAATCAAGTTGATAATACTGTAAATGGTAGCATTGCGTTGGTAGCCTTGCTGTATGTAACTATCGTCGTTTTCCTGGTTCCATACTATGCTATTACCTAACCAGTTATAAAGTGCTTTGTTGTATTGTAAGTTTGTGTTTTGCGCTTGCTTGACTATCAACGCTTTAACCCTATCTAGAATAGACGCCATAATTTCTATATAAAATTTTTGTAAAAGTACGAAATTTAAACCACGAAAAACGCTTTAACTAGGTTGCGTTCTATTGCATACGCCGTGACGTCAACGTGTTCGTCGTGCTTGGCGTTAGGAAACGTGCTAACTTGCTGTAGGTATGCATCGTTCCAATTGTCTTGTACTAGGTAAACCCGTCCACCTTCTATAAATGGTGACGACGCCCTAGCCCTTTCTATTTTACTGTACCGTACAAAATCGCTTTTTATTTCGCTGACGTTGTACGCAGTTTCACGTCGCAATAGCTGTACAAGGGACTTACCAGACGCCTTTGGTTCTACTAGTATTTGATTAATAGTAACGCCACACGTTTGTATAAAGCTACTAATAAACGCCTTTAATTCTGGCATTTCTAGGTATTTGTCAATAGACTTTAGTATATACAAGTTGTCGCCACTTCTGCCACTAATCTGTATACCTGTAGGGTCGTTTCTAGTGTCTTTAGTATAGGCGCCGTCTATAAACATTTCCCATAATATATCATTAGGCAACTCTGCTTTATTTATAATACTAAACCATTCCCTACGCCATTCCCCACCTTCGTCTGGTGCTGGCATCTGCATATACTGACCAGCAAACGTGTAACGATCAGCTTGGCGTATTGCTTCTAGTTCCTTAAAACTATGTTTGCTAGGCCATAGTGGTTTGTTGTTCTCGTCTAACGCTGGGAATTTTAAATGGTGCCAGTCCTCGCCACTACCACCATCTAATAAGTAACCAGAAAGGTCGTCCTCGTGTAGACGCTGCATAATTACTATAATTGGCACGTCCCTAGTGTTTACCCTAGAACGTATAGTGGTGTTGTAACGGTTGTTTATAAAGCCTCTACGCACGTCACTCAACGCGTCGTCTGGCTTCAACGGGTCATCTATTATAATGGCGCCACCATTACCCGC